AGATTAGTTTCCTTGTGGTTTTAAGATTAGTTTACGTTTAGAGAAAGTCAGAACGTCGCCTATTCCATCGTCCAGAGGTTATCCGCGCACGGGCAACTGGCATTAGGTTTGGGTTTGTGTTCTTAGAAGGTGTGATGTTCGTCAACATCGTCACTGCCTACTAAAGAGCAGTACAGCTAGGGCCGCTATCCGTTGCGGCTCCTGTTTGTAGATTTAGATTGAATGCGTAAGTTACTCAAACTGTTGTTGCGCGGGTTGCGGTCCTTGTGGTCCACATCCTTACCGGCTACAGCGGCCTTACCATTCTTCTTAATAACTAACCGACGAGCGGCTTTACGAGCGTCATTACGGCGACGCTGTTCAGGCTGTTTATGATAGTTGTTATATTCAGCCTTATAATCTCTTTGATGTGCCATTACTTTTCCTTCCGTGGTCTACCCACATAGAGAAGGTAAGCAAATGATATGGTGAGGGGGAGTAGGACGAGGTATAATACAAAGTCCATCCTACTCTCCGTTATATGTTTAGTGTCTTGCGATTGATTGACCAAAGTAGAAGCCAATAATGGCTGACAGCAGGTGCGTGTCCATCGGTGTGATAGCCAGTCCGTAGACCTCTTTCCACACTAGAACTTCTTTACCTGAGCCCCATGGTAACCATGACGGGTTGAATTCAGTCCATCCGTAGACCATACCTTCATAAGGTAAGCCCATCCACAGAACCACAATCGGGTATATCTTAGGAAACGCGATAATGAAGAACACTGCCGTCAGAGCGATAATCTGTCTCGTAACTGCAAAACGAGGTTCCCTGAGACCATGCTCTCGAGCGGCCTGTGTAAAGTTAGCGGATGCATTAGCGCTCTGTATTAGAGCAGACTGTTGAGCGGCCTTAGACTTAATGGACATGCTCCACATAGACATAAGACCACTGAACGCGGCTGAGCCAACCATTGTGACTACTTCAAATGGAAACCCCATTACATGATATCCGAACGCTGTAGCTTAGCTTCAACATCTGCGCGGAATGCACTATCGTTGTGGTAGCGGGGGTCCTGCATATCAGACATCATCTCAGCTACTGAACGGTATGCGCTACCGCCTGTAGGAGCTTCACCAGAGACCGAACGGGATGGCTCGGTACCTACAGAGCCCTCATAGCGAGCCTTGAGTCCAGCGACAGCCATACGGGCCATGTTAGGGTTACCAGAGTTGACTGCTTCATTGAATGCATCAATGTCTGCATCTGAGAAGTTATCAGAGGCCCAATCAGTCATAGTTCCGAATGCTTCTTCACCACCGGCATCTGCTAATATCTCAGCACGACCTGCGGCTCCTTGAGCTTCCTGACCAGCGATGAACTCATTCACTAGGTTCTCAGGGATGCCAGCCTTAGCTAGTGCATCATAAGTACCTTGGGATAGCTCACCGTTCTGGGCGTATTCTGCGGAGAAGTTATCAAAGTCAAGACCAGCGGCTTCAGTCATTTCCCGTGCGGCATCTTCGCCAGCTTCAGGAGCTTCTTCGCCCTTGCTCATCTTACCTTCGAGCTCAGAGTAGGCCTTAGCCATATCTTCTGCGCTCTCAAACTTCTCAGGGAGCCATTCAGGACGGTCAGCCTTAGAGGCTTCGTCTGATGGTAGCTCTTCAGTTTTCTCTTCAGGGATAGCATCCCCATTTCCATCTAGTCCAAGACGAGCGGCACTCTCTTCAAGTGTCTCTTCGCCTTGGGCTTCATTTTGTATTACAACTGTTTCAGTAGACATTTTGGCTCCTCTACTAATTAGTCAGACTGCGCCATATCGGCGGCGGCCCTTGTTGCGTTAGGAACTGCGGCTTTCGCCATTTCCATCATTTGCTGTTGCTCTTGCATTTGTTGTGCTTGTTGCTGTTCTGCTTGTATCTCTTCCTGAGACTTAACCAGACCCGACATATCAATACCCAATGAGGTACCAACACGGGACACAAGGTCACCTATGTTCATCATAGCCATAGCTTCCGGCCCAAGCTGACCTAAGGTCTGCATGAACAAGTTGAGCTTCTGTAGGTCATGACCACGGCCTAGAGCTTCAAGTCCGGTGACAATAGCTGGACGGACAACACCCTTAGGGAGTGCTGGGATACGCTTAGCTTTAGTCATACGGTCCATTACACGGGCCACTAGGGGAAGCTGGAACTCCTGAGATAGGATAGAGTAGACACCACCTAGGGCATCTTCTAGTTCACCAGCCATGTATCTGATTTCTTCTGCGGTTACCCGCTCACCTTGACGCTGGATTGAGGAGTTCATTAAGAACGCCTGAGCCAGACGCTGACCTATTGAGCCAGCCGTCTCTTGAGCGATACGCATATCAGCATGTTTCTGGGCTTGTAGCACAGTCACTTCATTTGCATTACCGTTTATGATAGCACCATTCTCTGCACGGGCGATATCAGCGGCTCTTGTGGTCCCATTAGGGTTAACCATAAAGATAATCTTAGCTGATGCGGCTGACGCTTCGAGTACTGCCTTAGAGAGACCCTCGAGAGAGATGAGGTCACCTAGGTATTCTTCGACGTAGCCCCGTCCGTAATCTTCACCGTCTATACGGGTCCAACGGAGACAAAGCATAGGAGCCTTGTCGATAGGGTATGTTGCTTGTGTATCTGGGATGATTTGCTTATTCACTTCCTGATACAGCTTATACTTGTCGCCTTCACGGTACATCTTTGTATAGATAGCAACCTTCTCATCAGTAATCTCTTCCTCACTGAGGAGCTCACGGATATCCATAGGGAGTGCGCTAGGGGCAATCTCTTCCTTAGTGATAACCATAAGAACGTTACCCATAGGGTCACGCTTGACGACATAGCGGGATAACGGGAATACTCTTGCGCCGCCATCTTTAGGCAGATGCAGGAGAACGTTACCGGCTGTGATTAGGTGCTTCAGTCCTTCAAACAATGGTGAGCGTAGACCGTCAGTTTCCATCTCAGTCATTACTGAACGCTCAATCTTGTTCAGGGCTTCCTCTACCTTGGCTCTAGCGGCCTCATCACCAGCCATCTCTTCTAGCGTATAATCATCAACTGCTAGACGGAAGAACGGGCTGTTAGGCGGGAGTAGAGCCAGCAACAGTTTAGATGCCAAGTTATTCACACCACGGGCACCCACACTCTGATATGGAGTGGGGAACCTGTTTGCGTATGAATGACCACTTTCGGGCATCAATGAGGGGATGGTTACTTTTGCACATTCCCGTGCTCTGTCGAGATAGGTCTCACGTTTACCGGAGTACTTCTCGTATGTTTCTGAACACGAATTGTCCATAGTTGACCTCACTTATTTCTTGTTAATACCAAGCGACTTATTACCTGCGGTAGGTACTCCACCAAGGCCAGCGGCTGATGATGGTGTGTAGTCGTTACGGAATTGCTTGTTACCTGTTTGGTCAGTCTTGGCCTTCTTCTTGACTGCCTTATCAGGGGCCACCTGCTCAAGGACCATAGGGGCCGCTGGTGGTGGTGGTGGTGGGGCTGGGGCACTAGGGCCTGATGACATACACATAATAAAATCCTTACTTAGAGATGTTCAGGCCTGAAGATGATGCCTTAGCACCGCTCACGTTCAAGCTTGTGTTGTTTTTAGCTGTAGAATTACGGAAGTCCTTCGTGCCAGCGGCTTCGATGTTCTTCTTCTTCTTCTTAACTGTTAAATCCGCCTCTTCATTAGACGCAGTACCTGATGCGTTCATCGGGGCTGGCTTAGGGGCAGGTGGAGGCGTAGGTGCCTTAGGGCGAGAACCACACATATTAGTTTCCAATCATATTTTCATTTTGTTGCTCAACGAGGTCGCGTAGCTTTCTGACAACGCTGACGGCTCCTCGAGCCATCCACACCTCACGCTCCGTCCATTCGGGCTCTGGGGCTCTATCAGGGTAGATAGTTGCCAGATATTCGACGGTAGCAGGTTCAATGTAGGGTAATTTGTCCATCTTAGAGTTACTCCTTCAGGTCATTAGGTGGTACCTAATTGCAAAAAAGAAGGCCCAGAAGGGCCCTCTATGTTAAGTGTCTGTATCGAAACGATAAACCATGAGTGTACGTCCTGAGGGAAACCTGTACAGTTGGTACTCCTCAGTCTCTTTAACCAGCGTGGCTACTTCACCCGATACTGGTTCATGTATCATCATCATCATCAGTTACCTCATAGGTAAAGGAGTGCCCGCAGGGGTCGCAGAAGTATTGAGCCCATTCTTGAGGGTACAATCCTGACTGACCCTTAGGGGCATTCCTGTTGCATTTGGGACAAGGCTTCTTAGACTGCATTTGGGTCGCGTCCTTGAAGCTGGTTGATACGCATCTCTGAGTATCTGATGACTTTGCGTAGGTCAGTAATCTCTGACTGCACGTTGTTCTGCTCAGGGTAGAGCTTGAAACCTGCACGGGCTACGTACTTGACGATGTTGCCGCGCCAGAACTCCATATCATTAAGCATAATGAAGTTGATAGGCTCGATAGCATAACGCTCGTAATGGGCGGGCTTAACAACGATGTCGTCGTTAGAGGCACCTATACCGCCAAGCTTAGCAATCTCCTCATCAGCGGCGTCCTGACCAGCCATAGCGTCAGAGTAATCACTGAGCATTTGAGTGTAGTATTGTCCCATATTATTCTCCTTCTAATGGCGGGTTCCACAAGATAACTTTCCCTGCGCCGAAGTCTTTGTCGTGCAGGATGTAAGCTTGTCTTGCCTGTATGATGGCATCATCTTCTGTAAGGCCCTCTTTCTCGTAAGCATTAACAACAGCTTTCCAAGAGAAGTCGGCGTCTAGTATCTTAGCGGCTTTCACAGGGCCTACCTTAGGACAGCCTTTATAGCCGTCTGTAGTATCGCCTGTTAGCACCTGAGAGTAGAAGTACCGGAGTGCTTCATGTGGTTCGATAGTAATCTCGAAGCCATCCTCGAAGTGTTTACCTGCTACTGTCTTGAGGTCCTTATCAGCGGAGTAGATGATATGGTTATCTTTGTACTCACCGGTAGCTAGGATACCAATAACATCATCACCCTCGAGGTTGTCATACTGGACAGCATCTAGCTTATCGAGCATGTACTCACGAAGGTACGAGAGTATCATAGGCTTACGCTTACCGGCACGGTTAGACTTGTAGGTATCCGACACACGGTACCGGAAGTTATTCTTACCTGTTAGACACAAGACATAATCGCTTGCGCCTGTCATGGTTAGGATAGCTTGGATACCATCGTCTACTGAGCGGATAGCTTCTTTGCCGTCTGCCCATAGTACCCAGATATCTTCACCAAACTGAGTTGGCTGTTCTGCGGCGGTTGCCACTTGGAAAGCCAGAATGTCAGCATCAATTAGAACTGTATTCGCCACACCAATCTCCTTCATGTTTAGTTACGGTTTCTGGGTATCGGTTACATAACCCTCTGAACTCTTCTTGTGCATACTTGAACTTCTCATAGAACTTACAAGCACCGCACTTAGTGAGTATCTGACCAGTTGTTTCCGATTGTGCCTTCTGCTTCGATGATGATGCGGAAGTCGAAGAACTCACCGGCTTTGACTGCGGCTTCTTCTGCGATGCACTTTGCTTTTTCTGCGATGTCATTATCACACTCCATTTGTACCTCATCGTGAACCCATGCGACTAAATCCACACGGTCAGCGATACCAGCGGCCTTCAGGCCTTTATCTATTTCTACAAGCCAAGCCTTAGCCAACAGGGCACCCGCAGACTGCAACAGGGTATTAAGTGCGGCGTGTTGGTGCCGGACATATACCTGCCTACCGTCGAGACCTTTGAGGTAGCCTTTCTTAGCGGCTGATTGAACAGCGGCGATAAGGTTAGCTAACGCAGGGGTCTTAGATAGGAAGCGGTCCTTGAGACGTTGACCGTGGGAGCGATTGCCACCGACCATAGAGCCTAGTTTCTCTGCACCGGCACCGTATAAAAATCCATAAATGAACCCCTTGGCTTGCTGGCGGTCATCGAGACCTGCGGCTTTCATGTTGGCTGTGTGGATGTCACCCTTGAGAAGCTCTTCACCATAAGCACCTTCATCCCACTTAGACATAAAGTGAGATAGGCACCTTAGCTCGAGACCTGAGAGGTCAACACCTACTAGCTTACGGCCTTTGGTAACTGTGAATAGCTCACGGCATTCCTTACCATATAGAGCACCAACACTAGGTACCTGAGCGATATTAGGATAGCGATGAACTGCACGGCCCGTAACAGCCTGATTGGTCATGTAGGTAGCGTGGATGCGCCCGTTGCTCTGAACGTTGAGCCAAGCTTGCTTGCCCTCTGCTAACTGGCCTAATCTTTTTACCAAGAGTAGGTAAGAGCCTAGGAGTTGAGCTTCGGGGTACTGCATACCTGCGAGGGTGGTCTCGTCTACCTTAGGAGTACCATTGGCATTCCAGTCAGTAGGCTTCCATCCAAACAAAGCTTGCAGTCTGTTAGCAATATGTTGGCGTGAACCGGCGTTAAAGATGTTGAGCTTAACCTTAGTATAGGAAGCACCAGCAACAACACCGGCCTTGTTCTTGTAGTTGATAGAACGCTTAGGGGTTACTTCTTCTACCTTGGAGTACCAAGGCTTGAAGCTATCCTGAAGGTCTACCTCTAATTGAGCACGTTGAGCTATTAGCTTGTTGGTCAAAGCCTCAGCACCTGTGACGTCAAAGGCAAAGCCCTTACGCTCACAACGTGCCATGATTTCGGCAACCCGCATCTCAAGGTCTAGGGATGTCTTGCTGTAGCCCTTGCTATCAATTAGCTTCCATAGCTTGTTAGTAACGACTGCATCTTGAATAGCGTAGTCGTGCATCTCTTGGTTCCAGTGTTCCCATGAACCTTCATAGTCACCTTTAGCTTCGCCAAGACGCTGACCCCATGCACCTAGTGCGTGAGAGCCTACCATCTTACCGGTGATGCCTTTGCCCTTTGCAGTCATAGCGTGGTCACGGTCAGATAGGTTTGACCAGATGAGACGCGAGGCCACAAGGGTATCAAAGATTTCAGCCTTAGGGTTGAAGTCTGGGTATATCTTTTGAATTGCAGGGATATCGAACTTGATGATGTTATGACCACCAAGCCAGTCTGCTTGCATCAGAAGGGCAATGCCTTCGTCGATAGCGTCGGGACCGAAATCGTATGCCGCGCCTGTGTCGATGTCCTCTGCAACAATAATGTGAATTCTATCAAGTTGCTCGAGGAGACCATTAGTCTCAATATCAAATACTAATCTCATAATAGTCTCCTCTGTGATTTTGGGGTTCAGTAGTGTCACCTAACGTGAAGCGGCTCCGTCAGCGTAACCATCTGCATAACCGTCGCGGTACCCATCTTGGTAACCGTCATTGTAACCAGCGTCGTAACCGGCTGACCATGCAGTTGAGATAGCTTCGGTGATGTATGCCTGTAGCTCTGCACGGAACTCAATGTGCCATGCTTCATTACTATCGACTAAGATGTAACGTACAGTGCCTGTGTTGTCATATGTGCCATTATTCTTAGCATAGTTAGCAATACGACCTGCTTCCACAGGGCTGACATTGTAAGCGACATAATCAGACGCATCGTTATCGTGGCGCTGACCTTTGAAAGCACCGTTGCGTAAGCTGAAGTTATCACCGCGTAGTTTACGGACAATCATCTTCTCCATCTTGTTAGCAATCTTACGCTCAGAGATACCAAGGTCACGGAGTTGGTCAGCAACAGAGGCAACATCAGCTTCTACTTCTTGAATGATGTATTCAGTTACAATCTCAACTGCCTTAGCCTTGTCACCATTAGATGCCTTGATGATAGGGTTAAGCTGTGTGCTGAAGTATGAGCCGTCACCAAGACGTACCCATGTCAGTCCACCAACAACACCTGCTGTCTCATCAGCTTTGTGAGTATCAAGCCAGCATTCCTGATAAGCAGATAAGCTGTCTGGCATGAAGCGTGAAGGGTTAGGGATATCAGAACAAGCGATAGCTGTTGTTGATGTAAGCATTACGCTTGCGAAGGCAATAGTATAAATGGCTTTCATGGATGTATTCTCCCTATGCTAATGAATAACGAACGTAATCTTGACCGGTCATCGCGTGGCGCTTGCGTAGGCTGATGATGTCATGGCCTTCTTCCCGAAGGTTTGAGATACGCTTAGTTAGTGACTGGATTGAATACTCAATCATTGCTTCCCGAACTGTGATTGAACCAACCTTGTTGAGGTGCTTGAGTACCTTCTGTTCCTGTGTCATTCCTGTGCTCCTTTTCCATCCGCTATGCTCCAATGATTGAGCCTTCTTCATCGCCTCGCGGTATAAGGGGATATAGCTCTCGTCTTCAACTGCGAGAAGGCAGAGTTCTTCTGCCCTCTCAAAGATGTGGTCAGTATTCTCCTGTATCGGGGGAGAACCCGTGTGATGCTTCGAGGTCATACTCACTAAGTCTCCCTGTTGATTTATCGTAGAATACGGAAACAGCTTCGCCCGTCTCACCACTAAACCTGTTCTTGAGAACGCGGATGGTAGTGACGTTAGCTAGTTCTGTGTCTTGTTGGTTACGCTCTAGTCCCAGAACGATGTCTGATAGCTGTGCTAGACTGTGACTACCGCGTAACTGCGATAGAGAAGTCAGCCCGCCTTCCTCATGTGACCGGCCTTCTGGACGGCGTAAGTGTGATATGACGAATAAGCCAACACCTGTTTCCTCTACAAGAGAGCGGAGACGGGTCATTAGGTTATCAATCATACGACGCTCATCACCGTTCTCTAAGCCAGAGATGGCGATAGAGATGTGGTCCAGAACGATATAGTCACAGTTACAACCGACAGCTAAGTAGCGGATACGGTTAACGAGGTTATCAGGGTCCATAGAACCGAAGTGGTCATAGAGCCATAGCCGACCTGAGCCAGCTGTTGCGTCGAATGCTTCACGCATCTCACCATCAGTAATGCCTTCACGG